CGGTATCGAAAGAAACATCGGTATCGAGACTGGATTCACATTATTCTCTGGCGGATCGGGCGGAGAATATGGAGATCCTGGTATTGTTACTACCAGATTCTTACCAAAATATCCAGCATCTGGTCTTATTACATTCCCACCAATCAAATCCATCAGCCGTACGAATGCTCCCATTCTTACAGAAGGTACAATCTACATTGTTGGGGTCAGAACAGATGGTCCAGATGTTGGAGCTGGAGAAAGATTTGTTCCTGCTACAGAATTTGGTGGTCCTGGACTTTACCAATTCAAAGGAACAGCAGAATCCAAACCAATTCGTGTTTATGGATACTATGGAGACGACAAGGATCCTGGCACTTCTGGAATCATTTCCATCAGAACCGAGAAGAACCTCACTCTGGAAAGAAATATTTTCAGAGAAATTGGTTCTGGATCTGTAACATTCAGTGGAGCGGCTACAGACGAAAGGACAACAGTCTCCGAAATCGGTGGTGGATCACTATTCAAGTTGTCTTCTCTTGCCGAGAGAACAACTTTCAGAGAAGTTCTTGGCGGAACTGCCACAATCAGTGGTTCTGCCTCAGAATCCTTTGTTGCACAAACTCCAGAAGACACTCAACTATTCACTATTTCTGGAGATGCGAAGAAATCTCTCATCCTCAAGACAGATTTTACTGGAGTTATTACACTCAGTTCCCTCTTCGATCCTGTTACTGGAAGAACAATCGTCGATTTTGGTGGTGGTTCCTTCAGCATTCTCTCTGGAGCGGCGGAATCTATTACGATTCCATCGATCACAAGCACTTCACTATTCAATACATCTGGTGTTGCTCTTACAAGAGAAATCCAAGTCTATGGTTACTATGGAGACGACAGAGATCCTGGTACTTCTGGTTTCCTTACTCTTTATGGAGAAGTTGTTCATCCAGACATATCCTTCACTCCATCTGTTACTGGAAGTGGAACTGCTACATTCTCTTCTCAAGCAGAAATCAAAGTACGTCTCATTCCAGTTACAACTGGACTTACAAGACTCTCTGGTTCAGCGAAAGAGAAATTTACAAGAGGGGATGGGGCAGATACCATTCTATTCAATATTCTTGGATCGGCAAATACTGCTCCAATTCAAGTATTTGGATACTATGGAGACGACAAGAATCCTGGTACTTCTGGTTCTCTCACAATTCTTGGGTCTTCTCAGGACAGAAAAATTCAAGTCTATGGATACTATGGAGACGACAAGGATCCTGGTACTTCTGGAATTATTACTATTTCTGGAAGACCACTTGTTCACCCAGAAGTACAATATATTCCAGCAATTACTGGTACTGGACTCTTCAATATTGCTGGATCTGGTCAACCAGCAAGAGTATTCCCACCAGTTGTCGGATTCGGAACTCTATTCAAACTTTCCAGCGGCGACGAAGCTTATGCAAGAGCAACTTACATCGCAGTTGGAATTGCTAACTTCTATTCTAACGCACAAACTGAAATTCTCAGATTTGAAGAAGGTAGAACATATGTAGTGATCATCTAAAATTGTATAAATAACTCAGAAGCATACCGTTCATGAGTTTTGAATCATGACTAAACAGGTACAATTTAGAAAGGGAACTACAGCGGAGCACTTTAACTTCACTGGAGCCCTAGCTGAAATTACTGTTGACACAGACAAAATCACTGCTATTGTTCATGACGGTGTAACTCCTGGTGGATTTGAACTAACAAAATCAAGATGGACATTTATTAGTGGGAGCTACACTGCCAATACGAACCAAAAATATACAGTAGATTCTTCAGGCACTGCTGGTGGATTTAATATCACACTACCAACTCCTCGTGCTGTTGGTGACTGGGTTTGGGTCGAAGACTTTACTAATTTCATGAGTATTAATCCAGTCAATATTGTCTCCAACTATGATTTTGAGAATGGACATCTTGTTAGGGACTCCTCTCCTTTTATTATGGACGTTTCGGGTGCATCAGTAACATTCATTTGGAATGGTACACTATGGAAAGTCTTCAATAACAGAGGCGCATAAAACATGGCATTAACCCTATCAAACTCTATTTCTGGTGAGTTTTTACCATCAGAATCTTCTGGATTTTTCGTGTACGCATTGAGAAGAGATGCGGATCACATGTTATATTTTGCCAAGGTTAGTGCCGCGGGAACTGAACTTGGAGAATTCTACCGAGCAGATGGAACTGGTGTTCCTGAGTTTGGTGACGGCATCGATTACGGAACTTATGACGTTGGTGTTGGTAAAACATCAGAAATTCGTAATGATATTGCTACTGATAAAAAGTTTCTAGATGATCCAAATGATAAATATCAACAGATCCGCTTTGACAGAAGAAATCTATATTATTACATAGATGATGACGGATTTTTCGTCATCAGGTTCAACGGACCAGATTATGATTACAACTCTATCGGACCCAAATAATAATTAAACAGGAGAAAAAATGGCTGAGTTTAGACTTGGAAGAGTAAAATTCAACTGGACTGGCAATTGGGCGCCTTCCAGATCGTACCTGATTGACGACATCGCTAAGTTCGGTGGTAACACTTATGTCGCGGTTGAGAACCACACTTCTGTCGCTAGTACGGCTGACTTTTACGCAACAGATCTATTAAAGTGGAATATTCACTTAGAAGGTCTGGAGCAGAGAGGTGCATGGCAACCAGATACTTACTATAAGGTAAACGATCTAGTTACCTTTGGAAACGTCGTCTATAGAGTTGTTACGGCTCACACCTCAGAAGGGACGTTTATCAACAGAAACTATGTTGTTGATTACGTTGCTGGATTTAACGCTGAAGGTGACTGGAACATTGGCGAAGAGTACCAAAAAGGTGACGTTGTAAACTACAACGGTTCATCTTATGTTGCTCTGACCACCTCTATGTCTGGGTTTAACCCACCAGAATTTATCGGATTAGGTACTGATAGTAAGTGGCAGATCCTTGCTGATGGTCTTGCAGGTGCCGCTACAACTTATCTGGAAGGAACATATTTTAGAGGCGATCTTGTTCAGTATGGTGGTAACATCTATCGCCATAGAATTGGTGTTACAACTAACGTTTCTCCTCTTCAAGTTGGTGTTGGCACTGAAATTCCAGAATCCTATCAGGGAACTCAAGTTTGGGATTTACTAGTTACTGGATTCCAATTTGTTGGCAATTTCTCCACAACATTTGCTTATCACCCAGGACATGTTGTTAGATATGGATCAAACTCATATCTATCTGTTGGATCATCATTTAGAGATATCAATCCAATTGTAGGTCTAGGTACTTATTGGGAAACACTGGCTGCTGGTGATTCTTCTGCTGCTCTCAATACTAAGGGTGATATTCTTACTTATAACTCTGGTCCATTCAGAATTGGTATTGGTTCAACTGGATACGCTCTTGCTGTTCAGTCAAATGGTCTACCTGGATACGAAATTGTTGGTAACCAGACGAGAATCTACTACGTTGACTCGGAAGATGGTCTAGATACCAACAATGGTCTTGCACCTAACCTGGCATTTAAGACTATTAAACAGGCATGTAGAACTGCACGTCCTGATAATAACATTACTGATGTTGACTATACTGCTGCAACTGGTGTCACAACTATCACATCACCTGGACACGGACTGAGAAACGTTGGTACGTTTATTCAATTGGCAGAAATTGAATTTGAATGTCTATCAGGTGGTAATGTCTTTAACGTACTGGGTATGCAGTACAACTCTGCTGTTGGTCTTGCAACCATCACCGCTATCGGTATCGGTGCTGCTCCAGAAGTAGGAATTGGTGCAACTGTTAGAATCAGAGACCTACAAGTACAATATGATGTAGGTGCTGGTGCAACAACAGGTCTATTCCCACAGGTACATACTCCTGGTTTATTTAACTTCCAAGTACAGGCAGTTCCCGATTCAAACTCGGTTGTTCTGAACGTTGGTGTTTCAACAGTTAATTATCTCTATATTCAGCAAGGTATTTCCTTCGTAGGTGTTACAACGACTATCTTCCCAGATGTTGTTTCTAAATCTTATTTCGAGGTTCTAGAAATTCTGGATGTTGACAGAATTAGAGTTAACGTTGGCATCTCCTCAATTAACCACACCTATATTTCTGGTGGTCATCTAACTGACCTAACTCCCGCTATTCTGAAACTGTCTGCTTCTCAGTTCTATGAGCAACTACCTATTGTTGTTCCACCATTTACCGCTATTATTGGTAACAACCTGAGAGGTACTCAGGTTCTTCCTGCGGATGGTGTCTCTGATGATTCTGTAACACCAAACAACAGATCTGTAATGTTCAAGTTGTCTGATGCTACAACCATTCAGGCACTATCCATGAAGGGAATGGAAGGATTCTACTACGATCCACTAGCTCCATTCATTCTTGACAATACAAATATCAGAACTGGTTTTGGTACTACTGCTTGCGGTATTGTTTGTGCTCTAAACCCAGACTCACCAATTAATAACAAGTCTCCTTATGTTAAGGACTGTACCGTGTTCTCGGATAATGCTTCCGATTATGGTCGTTATGGTGGTGGTGCTTGTGGTGTATTCCTAGATGGTGGCGTACACAACGAAGGTGCGAAGTCGATGGTGTTCGACTCGTTCACAATTGTAAGTTCTGGTGGTGCTGGATACATTCTAGACAGAAGTGGTATTTCTGAGATTGTTTCCTGCTTCACATACTACTGCAGATGGGGTTACTACTCTGGTGGTGGATCTAGAATCCGTTCCGTTGGTGGTAACAACTCTTATGGTGACTACGGCGTTATTGCTTCTGGATTCTCTACCGATGAATCTCCAAGAACGGCAAGACTCTTTGGTGATCTAATGACCGTACAGGGTGCAACTAAGGATGGTACACTATCTCTTGGTGCTACAATGTTCGGTGCAACTTCTGGTGCTCGTGGATGGTTCTTGAATGATCAAATTTCCGCAGATAAGATCTACTTCAAGTATCAACCTGGATATGGTTCAGTTGGTCTTGGAACCACTGGATTTGTAGATGGTGAGATCGTTTGGTTTGGTGCTGGTGGCGATGATGGTGCTGGTATTGGTTCAATCACGGTTGCAACCGCTTCTTCTTCGATCACTGGACAGAAAGGTACAATTCTAGAACTAGATAACATTTCCAACACTCTCCTGGTTGGTGACGCAATCGGATTCAATACAACTGGTCTATATGGTCCAGATTCTCTGTACTACATCATTAATACTGTTACTAACGTTTCGACTGCGGTGACCTATACTTACTATGATCCCGTTGCTGGACTCTCGACAGTAGTTTATCCTAATCGTGCTTCATTGACAATCTCCCCACAGAAGACTGTTGGCACATGGGACACTAGAGAGGTGACTCCTGGTGGTTCTACAATTGTTGTAAGAACATTCTTCTCGCAGGCAAGACTAACTGGTCACGACTTCCTATCAGTCGGTACTGGCAACAAGGCACAAACCAACTATCCTGATGTTGATCAGACTCAGATCATCCAAGGTAACGAGACTAACGTCTTCGGTCCTGGTAAGGTGTTCTTTGTCTCCACAGACCAAGGTGGTAACTTCAGAGTTGGTCAATTCTTCTCCGTTGATCAGTTAACTGGTCGTGCAACCCTGGACGCCTCCGCGTTCAACCTGTCTGGTCTAACAGAACTGAGACTGGGTGCGATCGGTGGTCAGATCGGTGAGGCGATTAACGAATTCTCCTCTGACCCATTCATGTCTGGTGTATCCAACAGTGCATGTCCTACTGAGGCTGCGGTTGTCGGATTCCTCCGCCACGGTTCAATGGGTGTCGCCGCAATGACCCCTCCAGTTGGTACAACTGCACAAAGACCTGGTGGAGTCGATCTAGAATTCAACACTGGTGCTTTAAGATTTAACACCGATCTCGGTGCTCTTGAGTACTATGATGGTTCTGCCTGGGTCGCTCCTGGTAAGAAAGTCAATACAACTGTAACCACTTCTCAGGCAATACAAGCAAAAGATAATGTTTACTTTGTTAATACTGGAGGTGGTCAAGTTACCTTGACTCTACCTGATACACCTGATCTTGGTGATAGCGTAAGATTCTTCGATGTCGCTAAGACTTTTGATACTAACAACTTGATTGTTGCAAGAAACAACAAACTGATTCAAGGAGATTCTGCTGATCTTACGGTTTCTACCGAAGGAGCTGCATTTGAACTTGTCTTCTCTGGAGACAGTTATGGATGGAGAATCTTCTCGATCTGATTCAAACTGGGGGACTCACGTCCCCCCTTTATTATAACTTTATTATTTTTTGATAATGAGAATCTAAATACAATTACAAAAAAGGGTTGTAAATGGCCAACTATAAATCATATAGGACAATTAAAGCTGCACAAATACCCGATGGAACAATTGGACTGGAAAAGTTACAGTCTGGTGTTGGACCTCAGTATTGTGTAAAACACATCTACGGGACTCTCTCTCCCTGTACTTCTGGTTGTTGCTGCCTATGGACTGTTCCATCTGGAGTGTCTAGAATTACTTGGGAACTCTGGGGTGCTGGTGGAAATGGACATGGTGCCTGTTCTTGTAATAGATGTCAGCACTATAGAGGTGCTTCTGGTGGAACATATAATACAAAGACCATTTCCACTACATCTGGATGTGCATATACAGTCTGCGCTGCTGGAGTTTATCCATGTTGTTCTAGGGAATGTAATGGATGTGAAGGTTGCACTACCTATGTAAGTGGACACAACCTGAGTAATTTTTGTGCTAGAGGTGGAGCTAGAGGATGTGCAAATGGTGATTGGTCAGTAAGATGTACATCAGAAAACTTCTGTTGTATGGCTCCTGGTAATTTTGGTGGAGATTTCTCAATGGCTCCACACCAATCTAACTGGTCTGGTCACTGGAATTGTCATTGTAATGGATCAGTAAAACATACTTGTCAATCTGGGGCGCCTTTCCTATCTGCAGGATCTGAACACTTCCAAGATAGATGTTGGATGCGTTGTGGATGCTGGAGTGTTCCATTTGCTTCTGGTGCCCAAGGAGGCATTACTTCTTTCTGCGGAAGTAGTTGCTGTGGACAAGGTGGAACTGGTGGAAGCGGAGTAGTTAGAATCACTTACATCTAATACGGGGAAAAAAGAAAAATGGCAAGTTATTCATCTTATAAGAAAATTTCTGGAGATCAGATTGAACCTGGAATTCTAGGCGCGACTAAATTTGCCCAGTCTCCCACAGGTACTTATGGTGTAAAATGGTTCTATGGAACTCCTCAAGCAATGAGTGGTGGTTGTTGCTGCCTATGGACGGTTCCAACAGGAGTAAATAAACTTTGGATTCAGGCCTGGGGAGCTGGAGGTAATGGATCTGGTGCTTGTTCATGTAACAGATGTCAGCATTATGCGGGTGCTGGAGGTGGATCATACAATAGTGTTATGATCGATACTACAGCTGGATGTACATATAGTGTGTGTGCTGCTGGTGTTTACCCATGTTGTTCTAGGGAATGTAGTGGATGTTGTGGATGTTCTTCATATGTAACTGGTTATAATCTTTCAAACTTCTGTGCAATTGGCGGTTATGGTGGATATGCAAACGATAGTTGGACAGAAGCCTGTTCATCTGTAAACACATGTTGTACTGCCCCTGGTGGTTTTGGAGGACAGTTTGGATTTAATAACCATAATGGTGTTTGGAGTAACACAAGACACGATTCCTACAGAGGATGGTGTCACTGTTACAACCAAGGTATGGCACCAACTTCTGCACCTCTAATTGGAACTACGGTCTCACAATCTTTGAGAGAATGCTGGATTCGTTGCGGATGTTGGCAGGTTCCATATGGACATGGCGGACAAAGTGCTCAAACAACTTATTGTGGTAGTGGCGCTTGTGGTCAAGGTGGAACAGGCGGCGGTGGACTAGTTAAAATTACATACTTCTAAGGAGCAGTTCAATGGCAGATTACGCATCGTACAAAACGATTAAAAACGAACAAATTACTGATAACAGCATCGGCAACGATCAACTAGCGCCAGCTGCTTTTTCTAATTGGTGTGTTAAGTGGGTATATGGTAGTCCAGGGGCACTAACTAGTGGTTGTTGCTGCCTATGGACGGTTCCAACTGGTGTTTCCAGAGTAACATTCGATCTTTGGGGTGCTGGTGGAAATGGTCATGGTACATGTAGTTGTAACAGATGTTATAACTGGCATGGTGCTCAAGGTGGATTTTATAACACAAAAACCATTGATGTTCAAGGTGGATGGACTTATACCATTTGCGCTGGTGGCGTATATCCTTGTTGTTCTCAGGATTGCGTAGGATGCGATGGTTGTACAAGTTTCGTTAATGGTTGCAATCTATCTAACTTCTGCGCTCTCGGTGGGGCTCGCGGATGTGCAGTTAACGACTGGTCCGTTCCATGTTATTCAACGATGGAAAGATGTTGTGTTCAACCAGGGGCCTGGGGTGGAGATTTTGCAATGGGCAATCATGTTGTCCACTCTCCAAAGATTGACGGATTTGATTGTCACTGTTATTATAATCAAGGTATTCCAACTGGCGCTCCTTTCATTGGTACTCTTGGTGTAAGTTATACAGCGAGAGAGTGTTGGGTTCGTTGTGGATGTTGGACTGTTCCATATGGACACGGCGGTCAAGGTGCAATTACAACGTATTGTGAAAGATGCTGTGGTCAGGGTGGTACTGGTGGAAGTGGTCTTGTTAAAATCACAATGGTATAAAAAAATATACGGTTATTACTATGGAGGGCGAAAGCCCTCTTTTTTTGTACTTTTTATAAATAATAGGCGAAGGAGTTAACCTGAACAATAACGATGGCAACACAAATCATTTCACATGAGTGGGAACTTCCACTACCAAACGAATTTCTAGTTGATCATAGTTTTTCTGAAGGGAAAACTAGATCAGTAACCTATGATGGACCAGATAAAATTTATCTTCAAATTGGTGCCGATGGTACAGAAGCCTACGGACCACTCACCGAGGATGATCTCGCTGATGGACGCCCAACTCCATTAGATGTAGTTGAATTATTTGAAGTTGATTGCACTGTATATCCACTAATTTGCCAACTAAGAGCTCCAGTTATTGATGAAAGAGAAGAGCTTAGAGGAACTGATGAAACCCTTCATCCAGGTTCTCCACAATTAGAAGGATATCCAACATTTTCATATTCTCTTCCATTAATGGCTGATGATATTTTTGATAGAATGTCAGTAAGGGTAATTGACGGAGTTCCTGTTGCTAAATCTTTTACTGCAAGAGAAAAAATTAATGGTCGTGATGAAGATAAGACTTGGGATGATGTAAGGGCTCATAGAGATAGGGAATTGAATAATAGTGATGGATCTATCGCTGAAGATATGCCCGAGTCTATGAAAATTGCTTGGAAAGAATATCGCCAAAAGTTGAGAGATTTCCCCGCAACTATGGAAGCTGCTGGAATTCATCCAAATATTGCTGATGCATGTTTCCCACTCCAACCATTCTTTGCTAATCCACCTTCTGATCCTGAACAACCTGCAGATGCTGCAGCTGCATGGGAACCACCATCTGTATAATGGTTGAATTATAGATATATAAGAGGAGTCGAATGGCTCCTCTTTTTTTTATTAAAATTAGATATGTTTGAAGTAAACAAAGAATTGCAAGTAGAGATTAAAAAAACTTTTGATCATGCAAATAATCCATATGGTCACATTTGGAGAAAGATATTTGTAATCGACAATTTCTATAAAAATCCAGATGAGATTAGAAACTTTGCCTTGTCATTTCAACCAAAATCTGATAAAAAATATTGTGGCAACTTAATTGGAAAAAGAGTTGTTGAGGATGTTGAAAAATTTTCAACATTAAAAGACACATTTAAAACTTTGTGTCAATATAAAGATTGGTATAATTTAACGTATGATGATCGAGAATTTGATGAAAAGTGGGATAACTCAAAGTTTATGGTTAACATAACTACTGGAAATGATATTAATAAAAGATTTGATGAAAAAATGCATACCTATACTTTTCATATTGATGGAGTTAATTCAAAATGGGCTGCACTTGTATATTTAAATAAGGATGATGAATGTCAAGGAGGCACAAATTTTTATTCTTGGAAAGGTGAGCCATCATCCAGACCGAGATTAGAACATACTGTTGAAATGAAATATAATAGGATGGTATTATACGAAGCAAATCAAATGCACGGAGCTATCATGGAAAGAGGCATGTTTTCCGATTATCCAAGGATATGTCAAGTATTTTTTATGTAATAAATAACTACAGATATGGCAATTTTGCTTAATTACTTCTTGAGGTTGAAAAATGAGATCAAAGGCTTTCTTCATTAATGGTGGAGCTGGTAGAGTTATTTGCTCCATACCTGCACTAGAAAAATATGCAGAGACACATGATGATTTTATCGTTGTTGCAGAGGGTGGTACAGACTTCTATAAGGGTCATCCTATCCTAGATGGTAGGGTGTATGATGCTTGGCACAAGAATCTATTTGAAGAACAAATCAAACATAGAGATTGTGTAACTCCAGAACCATATAGAATGTGGCATTATTATAATCAGAAATGCAGTCTTTCCCAAGCCTTCGATATGGAAATCAATGGGTTGGATGAACCAAGAGAGTTACCAAAACCAACTCTAAATCTCACAAAAATGGAGGTTATTCAGGGATATAATATTGTTCAAGAAGTAAAAGCTGTAACTGGAAAAGATAAAACTATTGTAATTCAACCATTCGGACGTAGTGTTCAACAGATGGGAGATTTTATAGCAGATCCCACATCTAGAAGCATGTCACTAGTTAACGTAGTTGACATTATTAATGATTTGAAAAAAGATTATGGTGTGATCGTTATGTCCGAAATTCAGTTTCCAGTTGAAGAAAACGAAGAGAAGTCAAAATATAAAATTGCCAGACCACAAATTTCCGATATTAGATTGTGGGCATCTGTCATTGATGTTGCTGATCATTTCCTTGGGGTTGATAGTATCGGACAACATATCTGTAAAGCACTCGATAAAAAAGCTACGGTAGTTATTGGATCTACGTATCCAGTAAATATTAGTTATCCAGAAGATGTCAATTTTGATATTATTGATGTTGGTTTAGAAAAAAGAGTATATTCTCCGATTAGAATCAGTATGGATGAAATGAGAGATCGTCATAATGATCAAGCTATGGAGATGGATAAGGATCAAGTTAAACAAGTAATCGCCAGTGTTCGTAAACATCTAGGAAAGCCAACAGAGTTTAAGGGATCATATACTCCAGTACAACAGGATAATTCTTGTTGTTCTCCAACAGAAAATTCTACTTCTATGAATACAAATCTTTATATGAATCCATCTGAGAAATCGAAAAAACAAAAGGTAGGATTTAAACAAGAAGTAAAAGATCTATTGAAAACAAAATCTAATTGAGGTAGAACATGACACAGTGGATTGCTGCTATTGCCAGAGGGCATAACTCTGGTGTATGTCTATTGAAAGATGGCGAACTTGTTTTTGCCATTGAAGAGGAGAGACTTTCTAGAAACAAATATGATGGTGGACCTTATGCTTCTATGATGAAAATCTTAGAGTATACGGATAGATTGGATTATTTGGTTATTGCTCATACCCAACCTCTTGAAGATGCAGGCAGATGTGACTTTACTGGAGATCCAGTATATACTGCTTTGGCAAGAAAATTGGGACTTATTGATAGAAAATCAAATCCACATGAACATCCACAAGTAATTGATTTAAGTAAAACTCACCATAAACTTCATGCAGCTTGTGCATTTTATAGATCTGGTTTTGAAAGTGCAGTTGCTTTGATTGTTGATGGAGCAGGAACGTTCATCCCTATGAATATGGATGGACAAAATGAGATGACTTGGGAACTGGAGACAATATTTAAGTGTGACTATCCATCAAATTTTAAAACCTTATATAAACATCAAGCTGGTAGGGGTCCATGGTCTTCTGTAAAACTATCTGAGTTTCCAAGTGATAGAGAAGGTGAAGAAGGCACTCATGAGTTGATTCTTGATGAGAGTGCTGGAATTACAAAAGCATATGAGGCAGTAACACAATACTGTGGATGGGCACCTATTGAAGCAGGTAAAACTATGGGATTATTCCCATATGGAAAACCAAATGATAAAATTCCACCAATTTATACTGATGGTGGTGGTGGATCTTGGAAGACATCTGATAGAAATGTTATTGTTCCTACCTATCCTAATGGAGCTGTAGTAAACCAAGGTAGATATGAGTTTTTGCATACTCCAATCGAATTTAATGGAGATGTAACAACTCTAGAAAATCGTAGAGATATGGCATATGCCATTCAAACCGAATCTCAACAAATGGTTTTGGATCTCATTCGCAAAGCAGTTGAGATTAGTGGTGAGAAAAATGTTGTTCTATCTGGAGGATATGCACTAAATTGTGTTGCAAACTATTGGTATCTGGAACAACTCAAGGATGAAGGTATTAATCTATTTGTAGAACCAGTAAGTAATGATGCTGGAACTGCTATTGGAGCAGCATATCTTCAATATCATAGAGTCACAAATGACAACACTGTCAGACCAATATTAAAAGACCTATATACTGGACTTACACATATGTACAACGTTGATGAAATTGTTGAAATTGCTGATAAGTATGGAGCTACAAGAGTCTTTGAAGCTACATATGAGGACGCCGTGGAGCTTATATCCAACAAAAATATTGTTGCAATGTTCCAAGGTAGATCTGAGGCTGGTCCTCGCGCTCTAGGTAACAGATCTATCCTCTATGATCCCCGTGATCCTGACGGAAAGGATCATGTAAATACGATTAAACGTAGAGAGTATTTCCGACCTTTTGCAGGATCTATTCTCAAAGATCATGTTCATGAGTGGTTTGATCTACGGGGAATGGATGAAACCCCATTTATGATGTATGCTGTTAAGTGTCAGGAAGGAATTGAAGAAAAGATTCCTGCCATCATTCACGTTGATGGCACTTGCAGAATCCAGACCGTGACAAAAGAACAGAACGAACACTACCACAATCTAATCCAAGCGTTCTATGAAAAAACTGGATGTCCTATTGTATTCAATACTTCATTTAATCTGGGTGGAGAACCACTTGTAGAGGACTTGGATGATGCTTGTAGGACTCTTGCAAATAGTCTGATCGAATATCTATTCCTTCCCGAATATGGACTCATGATTGAGGTAAGTAATTGATGAAAGTAGTAATCGTTGGTGGAGGAACATCTGGATGGCTTACCGCGGCCTCGTTTGTACATACATGTCCAGAGTTTGATATAACAGTTATTGATAAGGAAACTTCTACTCCAGTAAGCGTTGGAGAAGCAACTCTTTTAGGGTTTCATAATTTTATTAGAGAGTGGTGTGGAGTTGATCCAGCTAATTTTTTAAGAAATACTGATGGTGTATTGAAGTCGGGAATATATTTCCCAGATTGGGGTTGGGATGGTAATTATCCTTGGCATCCATTCCATTTTGCATATTATCCAACAAAAAATACATACAAAAATAGTATTCCAATGTGTGATGCTTGGTCATTTGTTAAAGATAAGTATCCCTTGGAATTGGCTTACAAACTGAATGCATTTTCAGCTACTATGTATGATTGTAGCTTACAAAACAGAATTGATATGGTCAATCTGGAAGATGGGTATGCCTGGCACATTGATTGCTTGAAAATGGTCAAGTTTTTGCAAGCAAAAATTATGGACGAAGTGACTTATATACAATCAGAAGTTGTTGATATTTCTAGACTTGATAATGGAAATGTATCTACATTGACCCTAGAAAATGGACAAACAATAACAGGAGATGTTTTTATTGATTGTACTGGATTCAAGAGTATATTAAAATCACATAGAGATAGGGTTGACCTTACCGATAGATTGTATGTTGATACCGCCATAGCAACTCATATCAACTATGAAGATATAGAAACAGAATTACATCCCTATGTAACTTGTACTGCTGTAGATCATGGGTGGATTTGGAATATCCCCCTACAAAATAGTATTGGGACTGGATTGGTTTTCAATAGAAGTATCACATCTGTTGATGAAGCTAAATCATATTTCGCTTCTCATTGGAATAATAGATTAGATCCAGATGATCTTAAGGTGATTGATTGGACTCCATATTACGATAAAAATATGTGGGATGGAAACGTAATATCTATTGGATTATCTGCTGGATTTATAGAACCTTTAGAAAGTACTGGCATAGCATTAATTGTAGAGGGTATTGCAAATTCCATTAGAAATCTACAGTCTGGATATTATTCGCAGTTTGATATTGATTACTTCAATTCATTTATGTGCTTCCAATTTGAACAAGCTATCGATTTTGTAAACATGCATTATTCGGTATCTACTAAAGAAACAGATTTTTGGAGATATGTAAGAGAAAATTACAAGATGTCAGATACTCAGAAATTCCATATAGAAAGTTTAAAATCTACTGACAGAACAGTGATGGAAGGAAAAGATATGGTATTTGGTGGTTCAAACTGGGCATATTGGCTACTTATGCTTGGATATGAAATATCCGAAAAGACATATCTTGTTGATGAAGATATTGAAGAGGGATTTAAAAAACTCTTTGAAGATAATCAAAGACTTTTAAATAAAGATAATTTTATGAAACATACCGACTTCATTTCGACCTTCATAAAATCAACTACATAGTATAAGTGGATTAAACATTATGAAAACAGTATTCGTTAATGGAACCTTTGATGTTCTTCACCCAGGACATGTCAAATTATTCAAAGTAGCACGATCACTTGGAGATAGGGTGATTGTAGCCACTGACACGGATGAAAAGATAAGGAAAGATAAGGGACCAGCTAAACCCATTAACGATATTTGCCATAGAGTTGCAATGCTTGAATCAATCAAGTATATTGATATTGTGTTGTATTTCAATACCAGAAAAGAACTTGAAGATTTAATACAACTCTATTCTCCAGACATTCTTCTACTTGGAAACGATTGGGAGAATGGAGATGTTGTTGGTAGAGAATTTGTTAAAGAAGTACGATTCTTACCTAGAGTTGGTGGGTATTCAAGCACGAAGGTTATTCAAAATATTTTAAAGAATTATGCGTGAGTTATCTATTCTAGTAATTGGGGATTCTTGTGAGGATGTATATGTCTATGGAGATTGCAATAGACTCAATCCAGAAGGTCCTATCGTCGTTTTAGATAGATCTGAAGAAGAAGTGAAGCCTGGCATGGCGGCCAATGTTGCTGCTAACTTAAGATCTTTTGGGTGCAGAGTAAATCTCATCACACAAAAAGAAAAGATAAGAAAAACCAGATTTGTTGACAGAAAGAGTAACTATCAGTTACTAAGGGTGGATGATACACCAGAAGTTACTCCAGTTTCTGCTCCACAGGTTCGCATGGCATTTATGCATGATACGTATGATGCCATTGTCATTTCAGATTATGATAAGGGGTTTTTAGATGATGTTAGACTAAGAGTAATCTGTGATAATTTTAATGGCCCAATATTTGTAGATACAAAAAAGAAAAAATTATTTGATAAGAAAAATGTTTTCTTCAAAATCAATAAAAAAGAGTATGATGCATTAGATAAAACTTGTTTGCCTAACGATAATAATTTGATAGTTACTCTAGGTTCCGAAGGAGTACGATGGAGAGGAGTACACTTCACTCCCAGAAAAGTAAATGTATTTGATGTATGTGGTGCAGGAGACACATTTTTATCATCTCTTGCTGTACACTATACAATCAATACTGATATGCAAAAAGCAATAGATTTTGCGAATAAATCTGCTTCCATATCTGTACAACACCCAGGAACCTATCAATTAACTTCTAACGATATACAATCTTTGTTTGAATAATACATGGACACTAAAACATTAGGGATAAATTTAACTCATGACGCATCCATATGCGTATGTAATAATGGAAAGATCGAATTGTTTCAAGAAGAAGAGCGCATATCTAAAATAAAACATGACGATTTTCCACTAAGATCTCTTGAGAAGTTATTGCAGGGTATGGAAGCCACGGATTTCATATCAAAGTATCATAGAATTGGTATGACTGGACTACTGTATAACAACCATGCAAGTTCTTTGGAAAAAGATACTATATTTGAATCTGTTGCAAGTGTTTGGAAATCAGGTGTAATGAAACAACTAAGATTCAATGATCTTAAAGATAGAGATACTATAAATTCCTTGGGATATGAAGTTTTTTATTCACAACATCATACTCTTCACGCATTCTGTGGTTTTTATAACTCTGGATTTGATGATGCATTGGTTTTAGTTGTTGATGGTGTGGGAAATACGTCAAATGAAGATATAGAATCTCAGGAAGTAGCAAGTATATTTCAAGTTAAATATCCAGACACAATTCATCTTAGATGGGTAATGTCATCACCAAAATATAGATCAAGATCGATTGAACAGTCCTCCTCACATATGGAAGTTGATTGGGTATGTGGAATTGGCATGGCATATTCTTCTATATCTACATATTTGGGATTTGGTATGTTGGGATCTGGAAAAGTTATGGGATTAGCTCCATATGGAAGGGAAGATCCAAACATAAAATCATTTTTGAGGGACGATAATTTTTCTGTTGACAGTTCTCAATTTTATAGAACATCATGGGGGTGCAACTTTATCCCATACGATTATCTACCAACAAGGCCAAAAGAAGAAGATTTCCAGATATCTTCAAATAATTTTCAAAAATTGGCAAACCTTGCATATAGGTTACAAAAAGATTTTGAAACTCATATGATACATATGATTAAACAGATGGTAGAATCAAATATATCAAAAAATATTATTATTACTGGCGGATGTGCATTGAATTGTGTTGCTAATTACGAATATCTAAATCATATTCCAAATGACTTCAATCTATACATTGAACCAATTAGTAATGATGCTGGAACTTCTTTAGGATTATCGAAGTACTTGTATTATTCAAGTACAAAATCAATGGAGAAACACCCCCTAAAAAATTTATACCTCGGGAAAGAATACTAATGAACTACATTATTGACATCGACGGAACTATTTGCGACAAGCCAACTTGCAGAGAAGATGGTGGATATGAAACTAGTATTGCAAAACCAGATAGGATTGCAACAATAAATAAATTGTATGATGAAGGACACAAGATAATTTATCTTACTGCCAGAGGTATGGGCAGACACGGCAACTCTAGAATGTTGGCACATAAAGAATTTTATGATCTAACTTACAATCAACTAATTGGTTGGGGTTGCAAGTTTCATGAACTCCATATGGGCAAACCTTCTGGTGATTGTTACATAGATGACAAAGGAGTAAATGCAGATGATTTCTTCAAGTAGAGCGGCTGAACCAGTTAAGTTCGTATCTAAAGGATGGGGATACGAAAAGTGGATTGTCAACTCCGAAAAATACTGTGGAAAGTTACTTTTTATTGCAAAAGGAAAACAGTGTTCTTGGCATTTTCACAAAAAGAAGGACGAAGTTTTTTATGTCCAAAGTGGTAAGATAAAACTACTTTACAGTTGGGATGATAATATTGAACTAGCAAATGTTATGTTTTTGGACAAGGGAGATAAGTTCCATGTACCAATCGGTCTTAGACATAGAATGTATGCCTTAGATGATACTGAATTGTTTGAATTTAGTACAGAACACTTTGATGAAGATAGTAATAGAATTATTCCTGGAGATTGATGAATACTGCGGAACTAATAAAGACATATAATGTCTTCACAAAAGAAGAGTGTAGTGAATTAATCAAATGGTTTCATTCCGTTGAAGACAGACATGTAGATGGTGCTGTGTATGGTTTTATTCAGGATCAACAAAATCATGTAGTTTATAATAAAAAAATAACTAGACAAGTATATCCAACACCAGAAGATTCAGTATCGGATATTTTATCTAGAGGTTTTTTTGAAGGATTTGATAGATATAGTAAAGAATGTCCAACTCCTCCTTGGCCTTTATGTTTTAGAGATTATTGTGTGAGAATTTATCACAAAGAAAAAGGATTCTTTGGATGGCATGTAGATCAGGGTCCTGGAGCGAATGTATCTAGGGTTTTTGGAATTGTAGTATATCTAAATGATGTGGAGGAAGGTGGACATACGTATTTCCCAAATCAGGACATAAAAATTCCATGTGTAGCTGGAGATATATTAATATTTCCTTGTAGTTACTTGTATCCACACGAAGGAATGATTCCAATTTCAGATCATAAGTATGCTGCTACTGGATTTATTTCGTTTTCAGATATTCCTCAACGCTCTTAAATTTGTAATCAATCCAACTTACATCAGCGCAGGTATATGTCTGGTATTTGCCTTTTAAATGATCTGGGAAGGGGACGGTATTAATTTTACCATCCTCTTTTTTTGCAACTAATTCTGCAACGTGTTGGAATGATACTGGAGATCCAGTTCCAATATCATAGATTCCACTAGGAGCATCGTTATTCATGACAATGTTTATAACGTCATCAACACAAACAAAGTCCCTATAAAAATTTTCAGATCCTTCAAACAAGTTTAGTTCACCAGTATCTTTAATTTGTTTTGTAAATTTAGAAACTGGACTTGCTTGATCTCCCTTATGACCTTCTCCAGATCCATAAACGTTGAAATATCTGAATCCCTGAATATGTCTGAACTTATCGATATGATCTAAGACATAGTAGTCAATAATCAACTTAGATATTGCATATTGGTTTAGTGGATTTATAATTTTTAGATCCTTTGTTTGGTTTCCATATACGGAAGCAGAAGAAGCATATTTAATGGGAATTTGATACTCGATTGATTTATCAAACAAATGTGCAGTAAATGTTTGATTATAATGAGATATCTTCATCCAGTTCTTTTCAGTCGTTGATGACATTGCTCCTTGATGAATTATTTGTGTGATCTTTCTCCAGTCAGTAAAAGATCCCATGAATTTCCAAGCATCATCCATACCGATGCATATGACTGGTTCTCTCATCTCTTCTTCAATGACACGAAGAAAATGAGAACCAATGAATCCAATATGTCCAGTAAGTAAAATCATTTTATGTATCCGCAAAGAGGCATAAAGTACATCTGAGTGAGTCTATAACAGTCTTCATTATACCAATCAGGTTTCATATACGCTCTGTGCAACACTTGATCTGGATAGAATATCATTCTATTAAACTTCATTTCAGCAAGATGTATTAGTTCCCAAGGACCAACACTATCTGTTACTGGTTCATCTGGCCTAAAAATACCATCTTGTGTGGGATCTACCTGCATTCCCCTATAAGTATAGAATCCAGTACCCCCTCTACACTCCTTCGGGATATTGAGATATATCAGTGAAGCAAATCCTCTATGTTCATCTATAGGAGTATCAATATGTGGTATTTTATCGCGGTCTTTAATTACGTTTACGCAGAAAGGATTATCCTTGCATGATTGTCTAAACGCATTGACTTCTCCCATTTTTAATCCATAGACATTGGTAGCAATATCCTCCATCACCTCTATAAAGTGATCTATATGTACATTGAGTTCCAATCGTTGACCTGGAAGTCCACCACAAATTCTGGGGTTTTTCGTTGGTGGAGTTCTTAAAGCTAAATCTCTAACTAATTTTGGATTTTTATAAAAGTTATCTACATAGACAATGGGAATCTTTTCCCATCCCATTAATTCTACTCTTGCGTCTAAATTATCATTTATAGCAAAGACTTCATCTTCATCAATAAAATACTTTTTCATAGATCCATAAATACTTTGGAGAA